TCTTCCTCGACATCCCACCACTAACAATGGCTTGGGCCAGCGCAACGACCTTGGAATAAAACCCCGATCTTCCAACGCTCCCAACAACAGTCACAACAGCCGTCGCGACGGTCTTGAGATACGTCGTACCCTCCGGAACGACAGAAGATCCGTATCTAGTTGTCCCGTATCTATTGCGTCCGTACATTTACACCCCTAGGCGATCTTAGCAACTGCCAAGAAAGTATTCGTGTCTCCGTATAGAGTTTCGGTTCCTGAGCAAGTGTGAATGGTGCGCAGGTCTAAATAGTCAGTCGCGGCTAACTGTACGATGTTTGTTATTGTAGAAATCATAAGCGCGGCGTTAGAGGTGTGGTAGACGCTCAGGGCAAGCTGTGATCCGTTTTTGTAAATACCTACTTGTATTCGTTTGTCTGCTTCGGGCGACTCATAGTAGACACCTCCAGATACCTGGTAGATTCCAGCCGCCTTTGCGGTGAATTTACAGTGGTACAACTTATACACTTTGCTATTCCCGCCGCCCGTGCTGATTGTTAGCTCGTTGTCAGAGACCTTAGCAGTAACTTCACCGTATAAACTATCCGTTATGTTATAGAATGCCATAGTAAGATAGAAGGCTTCGTCCTCTGTGAATGCTCCTGTGTCAACTACTTTTGTAGAGGCATTCCCTGAACCATCGCTAGTTCCGTCGATTACAGAAATGTCGAACTCTTCCTGAATGTCGAAGCTCTCTGCTGTCAGCAGGACACGTTTCCATGCACCAGTAGAAATCGCCTGAGCCGCCGCGCCTCCAGTCATAAAAGCCCTAGCCGCAGACTGTTTCGCTATAGTGATAATCCCGCCATCGGCTATTGCTATACCATTCCCACCATCGTCCTCAAGCAACAGTCCGTCACCGTCACGCGCTCTGATCTTGTCAGTGGCAATATAGCGTCCGTTGCCGATGTCCCAGTCGTCAGTCAGAGGGACAGTCCCATCCGCGTCAATCTTGTCTGCTTGTTCTGAGAACAATTGAGCAATCTCATCAGCAGCTCCAACAACGTCAACGTTTGATCCGATAGGCCACTCGTATGCCTCATCTCCGACTGTCACATTCTTCGCCAGCGCGTAGTCAGTCGCACCGCCACCCATCGTGAGGACGTGCGTCGCCTTAGTCGTGTAGATAATCAAACACCACTTCGTATTGCCAACATTGCTGATTCTGACAACATGCGCAGAGTTAGCAAACTCCGTTCCGTCGACTAGCGTTATGGTTGTGTCTGTTCCTCGTGTGTAGCTGGCAGCGAGAGTGTTCTGTATCTCATTACCAGCGGGAGCTGCCAGCGTCGTCATGTCTCACCTCCGACAGGGGCGCAATATACTCCTATACCGCGCCCCTCAGACTTATCCCTGGTTGTACTGGGCTGTAATCGTGAACCCGATCGAATCCCCAATCTGTAGATTGATCACATCGAACGTTGCACGGAGGTATAGGAATCCCGTGGTACTCGTCAGATGCGTGAACAATCCCGTCTCAGTGATTGCCTTCGGCGCACCTGTACAGATGATCGTTCCAACCACTTGCAACGTGTCTTCCGTGGTACTGGTGGTAACCGCGCTTGTGACTCCAACCGTGCGGTCCTCTGCCCCAGGTGTTTCAAGCGCCGTGTCAGTTGCGGTAGCGGCGGTTGTTCCGGTTCCCATGTCAATCCACTTCGGCTCGTTCCCAGTCGGACTCGATAGCAATCTATCAACCGTTACGGCTAATCCTTGATCTACGATATATACTACATCAGCTGCCATGTCGCGCCTCCTTCAATCTCTTCTTCTCAACGGCGTTCAGAATCTTCCTGGCGGCACGGCCCTTCGCCCTGTCTTCCTTCGTCTGGTCCTTGCCAGCAATCTGCCCCATATCTAACACATCCCCATTCACTCTAGTAACTACAGCGCTGATCCGCACCTCTGGCCTCTTTACTTTCCCTGCTAGTGTCGGCATCTCAAACCTCCTCAAGGATGAATGTAACTCCACCCCACAGCCAATCTCCCCTTGCTACCAATCGGGATCTCCCGGTAACCGTCGCGCTAACTAAGTACTCATTAACGCTCAGATCCTCTCGCTCAACTTTCAAATTAAGTGTGACATCTCTCTCTACCTCAGTCAACCACGCGTCGAGGTCTGCCTGCGTAATCCTCCCATAGGTGAAATCAAATTGCTTCTTTGTGGCAATCGTGTCAATCACCAAGGAGGCGTTGGCGGTCCTCTCCTTCCTATCGAAACGAACATCAGCCTCGAATAGGTTTGTCCACCCACTCTCAAACAATACCTCACTCCCACTCACCCCAATCCAAATCCGTCCGCCTATCACTGGGCAATCACCTGACCCCTACGGCTCAACTCGGTAATGATCGGATTCATGATGGCTGGGCCAATCGCTTTCCCCACCTTCACAGAGTCAAAGAACAAACCCATCTCACCCTGTGAATTAGAAGCCCTCTGCAACGCATTCCTCACGCCATCCTCAACGGCTCCACCAATCTGCTGGTAGTCAATCCCAATCACTTCACCACCAAGAACGGTAGCACTCTGAGGAACACCGCGTGGGCCTGGGGCAACTCCACCCCTATGGAATTCATTCCGCGTAACCTGGACACCATCATAGGCGGCGGCTCCTGTCTTCCCGATCCCAAATATGGCCCTTAGCACCTTATCCAACTGCTGGCCGAATTTGTGTGTCTCCTTCGGATCGGTTGCTCCGAACGCTATCGGGGCAGCAAACGCAAGGGCGGCACCGGCTCCACCAGGAAGCCCGCCACCTCCACCACTCCCAATGTTGGCAAGGTTGGTATTCGTCTCATCCACAGCCTTCTTCGATTCCTTGGCCATGTTCCACATATCATCAATTACACTCTGGATGGCTGTGTCGATCGCGGATTGAGCAATGGCATTCACCATGTCGACGAAACCTTGTTTCACTATTTCAGTGATCTTCGGGCGGTTCTCTTCGTAGGCAGCAACTTCCTCTTCCTGGGCCTCAACCCTATCCGCTATGTTGTCGTCAATCGCCCGTGTGTAGTCGAGGTCAATATCCTCCAACTTCCGGGCATGATCTCGCTCGGCCTGTTCCCTCTGTTCCTTGTACTTCTCATCCAAATCCCTTCTCAGATCTGCGGTCGCGGCTTGCCCGTCAGACACCTGCTGCTGATACCATCGCTCGATGTCTTCCAGCTTCCTATCATGGGCAACTTGCTCATCCTCAATGCTGCGGTTCTTACCCTGGGCAATGTCTGCCGCACGGTCGGAAGCACCTTCGATGATGTCTGTCATTCTCTGGGCGTGGTCTACTTCCTCTTCCTGCAACGTGTTATGGAAATCAAGCACCATCCAGATCACATCACTGGTCGTGGTGGCAATGATCTCCTTGTACTGCGTTCCCCATTCCTCTGCATCAGAGGTGAAGGCATCCAGCCACGCTTGGTGGAGGGCCATGGCCTGCTTCTGAGCATCGGTCATCTCAAAAATACCATGGCCAATCGCAACAGTGCTTCCAACTACTTCATCAGCGGTGTCAGAAACAAACTCTCCATAATCGTGCCACATTCCCATGGCAGTGAGAAGGTTTTGGTTGGTCAGGTTCAACATCTCTTTCTGCGCGTTGCTCATCTCATGCGCGCTGCCAACCACCACGCCAGTTGCTGCGGTCCAGCCGGTCAGCATCGAATCGAATATATCTCCAGTCAATGCCTCCATCTCGTCCGCTGTGAATCCATACCCTGCTAGTATCTCTCCCATATCTGACTGGAAGTTCTTCACCACATCATCAAACCGCATTCCTTCTCTCAATCGCTGTTCTGCGCGCAACTGAGCATTGGCAATATCCCTCATAGCAGCTTGGTAATTGGCAACCCCTGTCTCGACATTCCGTATGTACAAATTGACAGCGGTCGTGGCTTCCCTCATCCCTGTTGTTAGGGACTCAACAATAGCCTCAGTTACAGCAACAACATCCTCACCCTCATCGCCAAGGTCTCCAAACGCCTTGATGAGATCCGAGATGTTGTCATATACCTCACCAATTCCACCCTGACTATCGAACCAAATCAATGCTGCGAGCAACGCAGCAAACGCGAGCCCTGCTGGGCCAAGCGCCGTCGCCCACAATGCTCCAATGGCGGTGGTTATTCTCCCGACACCTGAAACAATCGGGCCAGCAGCGGCAAGTCCTATGACCAACTTAATGATCCTGGCTTGCTTCTCCTCAGGGAATTCATCCCATGCTTCTTTCCACTCTACAATCTTCTCCGCCAGGTCAGATATGAGGGGGGTCACAATACCAGATAGGCTCTCACCGACCTCTACCTTTAAGTTGGAAAACGCGGCCCCAAGCTGCTCAGTCTGGGCGGCTGCATCTTCCTGGATACCACCCAACTTCCTGGCTACCTCGCCACCCTTCTGTAGGGCAGCGTTCAGGAATGCTTGCTGCTTCTCTGTGTCGGACAACTCCTCTGCGGTCTTCCCCAACTGATCCGCATAGATGTCATAGGCTTCCGTTAACTTCAACTGAATACCCAAGTTATCTAGGATCATCGGAGACTGACGCCCCAATGCGGTGGTGAGATCGTCAACGGCCTTCGTTGCGGTCAATCCCTGAGCACGGCCCAACGTGATGGCAATCTCAACCAACTCAGCCATAGCATCGGCATTGTCTACAACACCCAATGTCAGGGCCTTGGTCGTGACGGCCATGGCGTCCAAGTTGCTGATCGTCCCCAATGAGACTTCGTTGATTCTCTTAATGAACTCGGCGGCCTGTTCACTCCCGCCGGCCAAGCCTTCCAAAGCAGTGGTCAACCGCGCAGACTCATTCGCGGCCTTCAGCGCAAGCCCGCCAAACGCGATAAGCGGAACGGTGAGAGCGAGAGTCATCTTGTTGCCAACAGATGAAATGTCCTTCCCCATCTCCTTCATCTTCGTGGAGAAGGCTTGGGTTGTACCCTGAGCCCCCTTCATCGTCTTGTCAAACTTCGTGAGATCACCAAGGAGTGCAACGGTCAAAGACTCAACAAATCTTCCAGCCATCTCTTACCCCCTCACAATCTTGGTCCCATATCTGGCACGAATCGCATCATGGTCAACCGTGTCAAGGTCTTCGGCTGGCTTCTCATCATCCATCGAGATTCCATGCTGCTTTGCCCAAGTCCTCCACCCGTTCTCCCACCACCACTTCAGTGCCGTGACATCCATCTCCCACAACACAACCTGTGGCGTCCATCCGTAGAGAATGGCGGTCTCGCTCACCATACGACCTAGCCCAATACGAACTAGGTCGCTTCCGCGTTTCCCCCACCATCCCCATCGATCTCTTTAAGCTGTTTGGCAACAGCCTCGGCCTTCTCTCTCACTGGATACAGAACGAACCGTGAGAATTCAGCAAGCCGCTCATAGTCGAGATGCTCGATAAGGAAATCCTCATCTACCTTGGGGTTGTCCCTCGTCGTCACTTTGGCAATCATGCCCAACGTGCGCCTCAACTCCCCTTCGGCATTCAACTCAACATCCTTCACCAATTCATCAGCTGGCCTATCTGAGAATGCGGCGAGTTGGAGAGTTACGGCAACAGGGATGCCCGCAACGTCAACCAACTCACCACCAACTCGGCACACCCGAGGCTCAAGCACAATTGCATCGAAGTCATAGACTCCATCTGGTCCGCGTTCAACGACCATTGTTTCCTCCTAGGTAGCGTTCTGTTCGTCGTAGATTCCAAACAGCTGGTCACCGCTAGTGCGCGAAACGTCCAGTGTTCCCTTGATGCTGATAGGCAATCGGATGGGCTCCAACGACTTATCCATCGGGAACGTCAGATCCAAGCCATCCTGGATGACTGCCTTGTAGACAGTCAATCGGAAGACCTTCCCATCGACATCCTCATTCGTGAATCGCATCACGCGATCGGTCAGAGTGTTTTTACCACCAGTCGTATAGCTCTGGCTGGCAAGCGGCGTGTAGTCATAATCGGCGTACACGGTTGCACCATCGGCAATAGCGCCCTTCGTGATATTGATGGTGTCACCTTCAGCCTCATTGGACAGTGTGTCTGAGACGGTGATCTTGGTTGCTTCTGTGAGCAAGACAGTCTTCACGCCATTGTTCGCAGCAGTCGTAAATCCGGTGACGGTGATGTGATCTCCAATAGCTGGCAACACATCGTATGCGCCTGCACTCAACACATACTCACTCGTACTCTCAACCGCGATCTTAATGGAATCAGCCTCAATCACAGTGGCAAATGCGCGGGCAATCGCCGTGAACCCATTCGGCTTAGTTACGACAACATAGTCACAGTCTCGAATATAGGTGATGGTTGGGGTCGCGGCATCGGCAACAACAATACTCGACACCTCACTGCGATCCCCATTCCTGTTCTCAAACGCAACGAGGTCATAGTCATTCACCTCAACCGCTTCATCGGTAATCGAAACAGGCGCAGCGGCAACGGTCGTCAGCGTTCCCATTCCTGCGTAGATGTTTGCAAACGTAGCAAGGTCAAGCTCCATCAGCTCAGCAGACACGAGGACCATGTGATCCGTCACACCCTTGCTGATGATTCCCGCATTGTCGCTCTCAATTTCCTCGGGGGTGAACCCCTCTTTGAACGCTGCCCCTCTCAGGGCTCCAACGTCCACAAGCGTTCCAACGCTGGCCCCAACTTCCCACTTCACCGAGCCAATCCGCAACGCATCTTGATCTTGTACGGTAGTCTGATCGTTGTAACTCATCATTCCTCCCAATAACTCAACACGTAATCCGCTGGCATCGTATGCCGCCCGGTAACTGGATCATGCACATACCTCGCAGTATAGAACAATATCTGCTCAATCCGTATTCCCAACACTCTTCCTCGATATCGCTGTAACGCCCAGCGGATAGTCTTCTCCAATTCCTTCGCCCCAGTATAGCTATCAGCCCATGGCGTGATCTGGAAATACACATCGACGAAATCCACCACTCCATCTTGCTCTGTATCCAACAGCTTGTAGGTGATCGCGGGTAGAGTCGGAGTCTGTGGCAACTCAGGAGAGATCCTATCTCCCACCAACGCGGAAACAGCGGCATCATCCTCAAGGATCTTCACTAACGCTGTTTCCCATGTGTTCAACTCGTCACCTTCCGAACCAATTGCTTCAGGGCTCTCGCAATCTCATCCTTCACTTCTTGCTTGTTCTGGCTCAACGCAGGTCGCAGGTATGGTTTGTATAGGAACTCCTGTACAGCCGCGTAATCAAGATCTGTTCCAGCCAGCACGGTTGCGATACCCTTTGTACGCAATTCCTTTGCAAGCCGTTTAACGACACCAGGCTCAACGCTCATTCTCCGTGGTGATGTCTCCCCTTCAGGCTGCGCTCGAGTAATGTCCGCACCCTTCTCATCCAGCAGGTGTAAGCTCCTCATCAAGGTCCCTGTCTTATACGGGGCCAAATCCTTAGCGGTGTTGAGAATAGGGAATCCACCGGCTATCAAAGCTGCGGCAAGGGCCTCATACATATCCCCACGGATCGCCTCAAACTTCTTCAGCAGATCGTCGACTCCCCTCAACTCCATTCGGATCATTCCGGGTATCCGTGGACGCCAAATTGTACGTCCAGTGTCGATGCCGCTGTCCCATCAGTCGTCATTAGACACCTCCAGAATCCACTCCACTGTTTCACCATTCACAGAGCAATCCGCCCAAGCTCCAGATACGTCGTTGATTTGCATCGGGATGCTCGCGCCAGCCTCTAGCATGATGTGGTGTGCCTCTGCCTTGGCCTTAGACTCGCCAATGTAGATGTATCCGGTATTCGTCACGCGCGCCCTCAACGTCACCGCGTATCCTTGCGGAATCCTATGCGCCGTCAATTGCTCGGCAGTTCCAGCAGCGGTGATGCCAAGCGATCCTGTTTCAAAACTCGTCATGTTGTAATCCATCACGTCACCTTCCTCACTAGCAATCTCGTGAACGCTTCTTGGCTTCCAGTCTGTGCCAATAGAATGTCATACGTCCCTGCACTCGGACCACTCACAATCACCCTCATCTTCTCAACAACGGTTGGATACTCTCCCTTCATCAAGACTGTGAAATTCGATACCACAAATGTCTGGTCAGGCAGCTTCACCTCAACACCACCATTCGGCGCGCACTGGCACCCAATGTCAGTTAACCCAACTACATCACTCCACGAATCCTCATACTCCCCATCGTCATTCCTCGTCTGGGTCGTCTCCTGAATATCGCAAGTAGAGGGGAAGAACTCCACTATCTCACTTGCCAGCCTAGGATCGAGGATCGGTCGTGTTCCCATCTCATCCCTCGTTTATCGCTCTATTCCGAATCTGCTCGCGGTATGAGAACTGATTCACCACCATCTCGGCAAAATCAAATCCTGAGTCGGTCGACAAGCTCTGAGCCAACTCACGGTATACCTTCGCTCTCTCCCTCATCTCCTGTGAGACCTTGGCTCCATCAGTCTGCGTATCGAGCTGCTTGACAACCTTCAAGATCATCACTTGGTTAGACGCCCAACTCTCCAACGCCTGAGCCGACGCATGGTACACAGTATCCCCATCAAGGCTTGACGCTATCGTCAGGAAGGCATCAATCTTCTCATCTGTGAAGTGGTATACATCCACACCATCAAACGCCTCCACATCATCTGCGATGAGTAGGCGTACCTTCCCTCGGTTGGTACTAGGATCAAATGTGAACAGTGCCATCTCTCAACTCCTATCCTCACCCACCCACCGCGACTAGGTAGCGCGGCAGGGGGCAAGGACTACGCGACGGAGGTCAACGTAATCTATCCAACTTGGGCATAGGTCATTCGTGGGTCGAGATAGTTCCCACCCAACACAACGCGAACACGGTAGTGAACGCCATCGGAACCGAAATCCCCGCCCATTACATCAAGGAGTCCACCGCCAACAGCGGCCTTGTCTGAAGCCTTCATACAAATCTCAGGCCCCTCGTGTCCGAGCAAATGGTCAAGCCCGATGGCATATCCGAAGCTGGTGTCGGCGAACACATACCACGTGGTATTGACATTGCCACTCACATCGATCTGCGGCAACCACATATCCACATGGGGCACCAAACCCTTGCGAGGAATGGGGCTGTTCGTGGCAAAAGGAGCAATGACAGAGGTCGTGTCCTCAACCGGTGCAGCGAGGTACTGCCACTGAGACGAGTTGAGAATCTGCCACAACGTGTCTTCCAATGTGATCGGGACGACAACATGAATTCCACGGATGGAAAGCGGCTTTCCGTTCACATCTTCTTGCAGTGACATCAATCCCAAAGTGGTCTGGAGATTGGAAGGAGTCAGCGGCAAGGTGCCCTTATTCGTGATCGCAATCCCATCCACATCCGTGATGGTATCGCCATACAACAGGACATTCGGACCGGCTGCATCGGCATACAATCCCGTCACTTCAGCGTGATCGGTGTTCACTGCCATCTTCGCATAGTCTTCCGCTACATCAGCGAAGGCATTCATGCCGTCATTGACCAGTGATTCCCAGGTAATCTCGAACTTCTCTCCTCTCTTGAAGACCTGGCGTGTGTAATGGGTGGACGAGCTAGGAGTGATCAAATATTGACCATTCTCATCAACCTGCCTCAACACGCCTCTCCCGCCATTACGTCGGTCGCGTGTGCCTTGGTTGAAATTTGAGACGGTTCCCATCTTCGTGAACGCCTCGAAATCAGGCTCGACGATTCCATACTGTGCCAGCAACTCGCGATCGACAATCACTCCCAATAGGTTGGGGAAATCAGTCGTTGCAACAGCTTCCATCAGGTCAGCTTTATGACCCCATGGATTACGGTTCGCCTTGTTCTCAATCAAATCAATCCCTGCCTGGATCTGCCGCTCGTTATACGCGCGACGTGATACCGGCTTGGACTGCTCAAACCCTGTTTCAGTTAGAAACGTTTGGAAACTCATACCTCACCTCTTCTTGTGGGGCCGCTTGCTCTTCCGAGTGCGCCCCCTTCCCTTCTTTCGCTGTGGCTTGCTCCCAGGCTTGGCCACAACAGCTAGTCAACAATAGCTTCAGAATGGCTCCCGGCAAGGTCTGCCGTGTCAACCTTCGCAAACGTGGCTCCGGTTTGGCTATACGAGATTACTGAGGTTACCACCTGTTCAGTGGCACCACCTGTTACTCCCTCGTGTAGAATCGTGCATCGGATGAACCGGAAGTCAGTCACGATCGCATCGGCACTCGAAACAAATCCGCCATTGAAGACTACCCCTGTTGCGTAGAATCGGTCGCCGTTATTCCCAACATCGAAGTAGATGCGTCCCTCAACTCCACCATTGTTCCCCTGCCAATAAACACGAATCGCATTGTCTGCGTCTCCGTGAGTCATAGTGATGAAGGAATCAGAAGCAGAGTCAGCGTCGCCGCCACAATCACGGAGATACACATTCAGCTTCTTTGCCATCGATGTGTTGTTGAGCAAGATACCGTCCTGGCCTGCAACGGTCGAATGATCCACATACAGGTTCTCAAGATACAGTTCAAACGAGTCGGTTTGTACGCCCGGGGCGACATTGATCACTTGATCAGCAGCAAGTGGCGCAGTCAGAGCAACTCCCCATTCCCTGTTCATACCGATGAGCTTCACACCCGAAATGAGCGGCCACGTCAGGGCCTCGTCATACGTTCCATCAAGGATGTAGACGACCTTGCGAGTAGCAGTGACGAGATCCAACGCTGCCTGGACTGTCAACAAAGGAGATCCCCATGAGCCGTTGCCATAGGTATCATTCCCGCCCTTGCCAACCACAAGGTACAACGCGTCAACCTCAGATCCAGTTGGGTCCTGATGGACCTTCACAGCACATACGGCGGTTGCGCCGGCTGTGACAACACCAGCCGCGATTCCGAATGGAATGTTCGTTGCTGGGCTGGAAATCTTGCTGAGCACCGCAGTCGTTCGGTTGAAATAGATTCTCTGCCCACGGGCAACAGCTGAGTTTCCAAGATCATCAGCGCCGACAACACTCAACCAATGAAGCCCCTCAGTGTCGACAGTGATCATACTATCAGCCGCATCGGCGCCTAACATCGCAACACCAACAAGGTCGTTCATAGCAACCGGGTCGCCCTTATCCACAAAACCATCCGTATGGGTGGGATGCGTCAAAAGGGACTCTTCAAACGTGGGGTATCGACCCTCATTCAACGCACTTGCCGGAGTTCCGGCCAATTGTCCTGTATTCACATAGCGGTCAATAGTCATGCTCTACCCCCTCAACCCATCAACGAAGATCTCAGCCGCTCGCGTGGCCTTACCTTCATCACGGAACTTGCGCATGTACTCGGCCTTCTTCGTTTCAAATAGCTTCGTATGCGCTTCCTCGTCATCCTCTTCTCCACCACTTGCGCTCTCGCCCATCCCCTTCACCCCGTACTGGCCCTTCGGTGCAATCTCGGTGATGTACTTCAGTTCGCTTTCGATGGATTCGGCAATCAGCTTCTCAAGTGCTGGCCGATCAACCTTCCCCTCAACAATCGGGGTGGCCTTGGAAATGCTCTCAGCCAATCTCAACCGCGTGGCATCGGGCATCTTCACCTTGGGATCGTTCAGAGCAGCGTCAACGATGTCTCTGCCTTCTCTCAACGCGAGGGCTTCGGTCAGTCGGGCGTTCTCTTTCCCACTTTCATCCAACACTTCCTGCTGAGTCTCCAGCTTGGCGTTGGCTTCGGTGAGCTGTGTCTGCAATTTCTCGCTCATATCTTCTCCTTCCCCACTATCTGTGCGGTCCATCCATTCAAGGAACCGCGCCTCTTCCGACCGACCATCGCTCTCAACAAATGCTTCCTCGCTCATCCAAGCATCAACACTCTTGCCAGCTTCATCAAGTGCCTGGGCAACCATCTTGCCACCACGCCCGGCCTGTGTCACAAAGTCAAATCCCGCTCCCGGGTTGAACTTCTCACATACCTTGACTCGCTTCCCACCCTTCTCCTCATATCTGACGCTACCACCCGCACGGATGGACGCACCAATATCAGGGCCATGATGTTCGAGGAAAGGCTTCCACCACGGGGCCACCTTCACACCGGCATACAATCCTGGGCCCTCGGATCCATTCTCATCAAACGTAGGGGTGCCGACAATCGGTCCAACCAAATCCTTCAAGGATCGCTCGGGCCTATCCTTCGACTCCTGACGCCCTGGGTGGTCAATGAACACCAACCCACCATCAAACGCGGACCCGTCTCGTGCCAACTGTTCCTTCTCATAATACGCAGAGGCCCCCTGGCCCTCGTTGATCATCAGCACTTGTGCAATTCCCTCATCATTCACAAACTGTGTAGGCATCATTCACCTCCAACGGCAATCAGTCGCCCGGACTCTTTGAACTCCATGGGCTCGCTCTTCCCCGCTTCCTTGGTTGTGATAGGAGTGTACTGAGTCTCGACGGAAACGGCTATAGAGTCGCCCAATTCGATAGACTCATCAGAGCTAACCGTGTAGGGGAATTTGAAGAACTTCGGCCCATCAGCCTCGCTATCTGCACGATAGATGGCGAAATCATCGTAGTATGCTTCCATCCATCCCCTATCCGCAGGATGGCCTCTGGCGATCATGGCGGCCTCAACAGCGGACCGCACCTTGCTTCTGCGCTCGTCTAGGTCTTCGCTCTCCCTCAACGCGGCCATCATCTTGGCCCTCATCGTCTGCCCTTCCATCTCACTCCTCCTCAAGCAACGCTCACCCTTTCCAACTCATACAATAGACTCAACTCAACCTCGTAAGCAAACCCACTTGGCTTCTTATCTTCCTCGACATACTCAACCACTTGCATCATTTCCCCTATTAGTTGGGCGATGGTCCGCGCAGCTCTTCAACCTCGGACTCGCTCTCTCTGGCTACTCGGTACTGCGTATGGTGTCGGCATCCAGGGTGCTCAAGCCCATCCATGATCCCGCTGGAGAATGCTTCATCCTCAGGAATCCACCCATCAGCCAAGTCTCCCTGGCAAGCGGCGGACGTGCGCCCATCATTCGGCCCACCACGCGACTTCTCCATCTTCAGGCCAACATCCTTCAACTCACCAATCAGCTGCGCGCCGCCAGCTTCATACGCATTCCCCATCTCAGTGACGGCAACCAGCTCAGCACGAGAGCCGATATGCTCCAGAGGTGATCCAACAGCGAATTGCTTGAACTGGTTTTTGATCGACCTGGCAACAGAGCTATACGACTCGCCCTCTTCCAACCCATTCACAACCAAGTTCTTGATGTGATTCTTGGTTGTCTTGTTCACCCCTGCGATGTCCTTAGCTGCATTCTTATCAGCCCACTTCACAGCATCAGGGCTTGGGAGATCGAACGCGTTCTGGAGGTCAAGGTTCTCATTCAGATCGTCGTAGCCCCAGGTGTACCCATCGAGGATGCCACCGGCTAGGAATGTCTCACCCTTCCCAACGGTGACCTCAAGCGCGGCATCGATCAGGGAATCCAGCGCGGTATCAATAGCGGCCTCAACAAAGAACTTCTCTATCGATGGGAGACGCTTCAACACCTCTCGCCCCTGCCATAGGAACCATGCACGGAAATCCTTCTCCAGCTTCTTCTCAGCAGCATCCTTCTCCTTCTCGGATACCGCCTCAAGTAGCAGCGCCGCACATCG